CCACAACCAGACCCAAGAGCATTACCTGCTGAAAAGGCTACTAACATGAACTTAAACTTAGTTTAGCCTACTTTTTTTAATTAACCAATCCAGAACAAGGAGCTTATTGCTCCTTTTTTTGGCTTTAAAAACAAATAAAACTTTAATAAATAAAACTAAAATGACAGCAAAAGAATACTTACACTCAGAAGCAATAAATGAATTTGATTCAATATTTGATCCAGCAACAGAAAAATGTGAATACACTGAAGAACAATTAATAAGGTTTGCAGAATTATGGGCCGCTAGTGTGCTAATAATGGAAGCAAATAATAATAATGGAAATTCGTATGATGGTAAAACACGTACAGGAGGTTTATCACCAGACACAGGACCAAGAAACTAAAACAATAGATATGAAAGAAGATGATCAAGCAATGTATGGATGTGTATTTCCTTTAGTACTATTTGCTTTAGCATGCACACTAATGATAATATGGCAACTAGTTTGTCTAGTTTATTCATCAATTTAAAAGACAAAAGATATGAAAACAAGACATCATGTAGCTGTACAAATGGAAGAAGAACAACAGTGGGCAAAGGATAATGGTCCTATTGTTAAGACTGCAGACCAACTGTGGAAGTATAGTGGAGAAACTGAAGAATCTTCTGAGGAACTTTTAAGTAAAAAATTAATAGAAAAAGAAACCATATTACTTTTAGATAAAGGTAAATATACAGTAAGAACAGATAAACGTTCTAAGATACTTGAATACTGGTTAAACAACATGGATACACCTATGAAGGTAATAGCTATGGATTTAGGTTGCCATTATGCAACTGTTTCAAAAACTATTAGAAAATACTTGAAAGAAATTAAAAAATTAAAAGCAAATGAAAAATAATATAGTAGTAATATGGCCATGAGACATTGGGTCATGGATTATGAAACTCTAAGTAATTGTTTTGTAGCAGTATTTATACATTATAAAACAGAAGAAACTAAGACATTTGTAATCCATGATAAAAGAAATGATCTTGTAGATTTTATAAAGTTCTTATGTCTTAACGTTAGAAATAAAGAATATCATATTTCGTACAATGGTTTAGCATTTGATGCACAAATTAGTCATTATATGATAAACCAATATAAAGAATGGCAGGTAGCCACACCAGGGTATATTACAGAGAAGATATATAAATATGCTCAAAAAGTTATAACTAGGTCTAACAATAGAGAATTCCAAGATTATCCGGAATGGAAGATGCGTATTCCACAAATAGATGTATTTAAAGTTAATCACTGGGACAACATGGCTAAGAGGTCAAGTCTTAAGTGGATTGAGTATACTATGGATTGGGATAATATTCTTGATATGCCTATTCATCATGAGTCAGAGATAACTACACAAGAAGAATTAGATATTATAATTGGATATTGTGTCAATGATGTAGCTGCTACAAAGGAGATATACAACAGATCTAAGAGCCTTATAGCGCTGAGATTGGACCTTACAGAACAGTATGACATCAACCTTCTTAATGCATCTGAACCACGTATAAGTAAAGAATTATTTAGCTATTATTTAAGTGATGAGCTAAACATTTCTAAAAGGGATTTAAAAGGAATGAGAACATTTAGAGATGTTATTAAACTAAATGATATTATATTACCCTATATATCTTTTAAGACACCTGAATTTCAAAAGCTATTAAGCAGAATCAGAACAGTTGAACTTGACCCTACTAATATTAAAGGTGCTTTTAAATACTCAGTAATATATAGAGGAGTAAAGACTGACTTTGGATTAGGAGGCGCACACGGTGCAACTAGGCCTGGTATATATGAAGCTACTGAAGATACTATTATAATGTCTTCAGATGTTACAAGCTTCTATCCTAATTTAGCTATTATAAATGAATGGTCTCCCGCACATTTACCTTCAAAAGAATTCTGTAAACTATATAACTGGTTTTTTGAGGAGAGAAAGAAAATCCCTAAGAGTAATCCTATGAATTATGTATATAAAATTATACTTAATAGTACATATGGTTTATCTAATGATAAAAATTCTTTCCTATATGATCCTGAGTTCACTATGCGTATTACAATCAATGGTCAACTAACACTGATGATGTTGTATGAAATGATTATGGAAGCAATACCTGAAGCTATACCCCTGTTACAGAATACAGATGGTATTGAGACTATTATTCCTAAATCAGCTAAAGATAAATATATAGAGATCTGTGAAGAGTGGGAGAAGATAACAAGCTTTAACTTAGAACATGATCAATACAAAAAGATTGTGCTAGCAGATGTTAATAATTATATAGCAATTAATATGGAAAACAAAGCTAAATGTAAAGGACGCTTTGAATTTAATAACTTAGCACTTCACAAAAACAAATCTAAGTTAGTTATTCCTAAAGCTATATATGAATACTTTGTTAATGGTACACTTCCTGAAGACTATATACTAACTAATAAAAACATATTAGACTATTGTATAGGTGGTAAAACAAATGGCGGATGGCAAGTCACATCTAATAGTATAGTAGAAGGAGAAAAAAATGTAGTAAACCTACAGAAAATAAATAGATATTACATTAGTAATCACGGAGTTAAGATGCTTAAAGTTAACAAGAATGACGGTAGAGTTATTCAACTGGAAGCAGGTCAATGGTTACAAACTGTATACAACAAGATGGAGATACAACCTAAATGGGAAGATTATAATATTAATACAAAATATTATATGCAAACCATAGAAAAAGAAATAAATAATATTCTTGGTGTATCATCCAATCAATTAGAATTATTTTAATAAATTTGTAAAAACAATAAAAATGGGACACATAAAACCAAAATTTACAACCAAGCAGTATCTAAAAACTGCTCCTCTTCCAACACATGGAAAAACTTATACTGTTGTATCACATAAGGAGGTAATAGATCATACTGAAAACCTGTTAAAAACTCACGGGTTCTCTATTGAAAAACAAATATTTAGATCAAACCTTAACGCTAAAGTAGCACAAGGTATATATTACATTACATCTGATGTACACACAAAGGATGAAGAATTAGGCATGATGTTTGCCTGGACAAACTCTTATGATAAGAGTACACGTTTTCAATGTGGTATTGGAGCACATGTCTTTGTATGTAACAATGGAATAATCCATGGTGATATAGAGAATTTTTCAAGAAAGCATACAGGAACTGCAAACTCTGATGTTTCTGGTGCAGTAGCAACACACATTAGTAGAGCTGCTAGTACATTCAAAGAGTTAGTTAAAGATAAAGATGCGTTTAAAGCTATAAATCTTTCTAATACTCAGCAAGCTGAACTAACAGGTAGATTGTTTATAGAAGAAAAGATAATTGATAGTCAGCAAATGTCAACTATAAAGGCTGAGATGGAAGAAGCATCATTTAACTATGGAGTTGATCCTGACACTGCATGGATGTTTTATAACCATGTAACACATGCTTTTAAACATACACACCCAAGAAACTGGATGGCTAACCAAGCTAAGTTTCATAAATTTATGACTACAGAATTATTAAACAAACAGGCTATCAAGCATCAAGACACACCAAATGCTTCTGATGTAGATGTTGCTGATGTTGAAATAGACAATTCTGATATAGTAACAGGTGGAGAGTTTTTCTTATAATTATGTCAGATAATAAACACAATAAACATTATTTTGACACAGATAGGAACAAAGAATTTGATCCAAAATCATATGTAACGATGTCTGTACCTGAAGGAAAATCATTTAATAAAGCTTATGCAATACAAGATTCAGCAGAGAAGAATATTAATAGAAAAAATTATCCTATATACACAGGGGTAATTAAATATTTTCCTGATGCTCTATTAGAGGTATCAAGGGTATCACGTATAGGTAATGAACAACACCATGCTGGTGAACCATTACATTGGGATAAATCTAAAAGTACAGATCATTTAGATGCATTAATGAGACATCTTTTAGATGCAGATGACTGTGATGAAGATGGAGTAAGTCACTTAGCAAAGGTAGCTTGGAGAGCATTAGCTGCACTTCAAGATAGAATAGATAAAGAAAAAAAACTATAGAATATTAATGCTTAGAGAAACAATTCAATTATTAGTACTTCTTGCAATAGTTATTATAGTAATATATAATATGCATAAACACACATAAGATGGAAAAAGAAGATATAAAAATGTTTTTGAAATTGCACTATTGGCCTGTTGTGCAACCAGTTAAAAATAATAAATGGCAAACACTAATCTATAAGAAAGAAAAAGGTGAGTGGAACATAAATAAAAAAAGAATATTCATTAGTCCATACAAAGCGTATGAATGGGCTAATGAATATCTTAGTAATATTTATTATGCTGAAAAGAAGCCGTATTCAGCCTGAGCTGTATACTCTGCTGCTACATCTAATGTAACTATTTGACCGGGCTTAATTGGTATATATAAAAATTCGTCTCTATATAATATCATTGCATCTGCTGCTCCAGTTAAACCTATTATTAATGGAGAAATTTGACTAGCAGAATTTGTACACTTTACATATACAAAAGTTCTTGTAGAAGGTGCCGCAGTTCCTGTAACTATTTCAACACCGGCATTAGTTACATCTACACTTGCTGATTCAATAGCAGGTGCAGTAACTGTTGTTGGTTGTGAATAATCTACTGCAATTGGATCAGAAGTTACTGCATCGCCTGTAATTAGTAATCTTGTTGTTATTGTTGCCATATTAATTTATTTATTATTGTTAGTTATGATGCTTTACTCCAAAATCCATACTCACAAGTAGTTGCTAAAGAACCTTGAACTTTAATTATTTCTCCTGCTTTAGTTGGAAAGAACGCCCATTCACCGGGAGCTAATTTCCCTGCTGAAACTGAAGCATGATATATTTCTATTGTTGCTTCTGTTGTTGCTTCAGTATTCTTAATATATAAAAAACCAGCAAGTGCTCCAATAACAGTACCGTCTACTAATGTAGTAAATGCTGAAGTAACTGGAACAGTCTGAGCACCTGATTCAATTGTAGGTGACGTAATAGAAAGGAGAGAAGCTTTACCTACAGCTAAAGTTTGACTAGTCATACCACTACCTGTCAAGGCAATTGTTGCTATTATAGTTGATGTTGACGCCATGTCTTATTTTTTTTTCTTTGTTATTATTTTTTTTAGTGTAACATCCTTCTTACTTACTTTTAATTTAGTTACAACATTTAATTGTCCTCCTTCTTGTTTTTTTCTTTTGCTACCTTTTAACCTACTTTTTTCTGCTCTACCTTTGTTTACTGAGGATTTTTCAAACCCTACAATTTTGCCGCCCTTGTGTGATGCATCTTTACCATCACCATTACCATATGTTCCTTTCTTTCTGTTATACTTATTTAACTCAGCTCTCTTCTTTTTAGCTTTAGAAGACTTACCAAATTTAGCATACTCTTTTTTATAATTTCTTTTAGCTTTTGCCACAAATGCAAATTCCTAAATTAAATAATACAGCTCTATGTTCAACACCAGGATTACAATATAACTCAAACACTGTAACTTTACCTAATCTTATAGATATGTCATAGATAGATTTTTTTTTCTTATCTGTACCTGACCAGCTATTTATTACACACTTTTCCATTACGCTTTTGTTAATTTATGAGAACCATCACATGAACCATCCTCAGCTTTTGTTTTACCACATGCACATT